CTGGGGATTTGCATTCTTGAAATTGGCATAGTTTTATTAGTTTATTTTGTTTTTCCGAAAATATCAAGGCTTGGCATAATAAGTTTTATATCTCTTCTAATATCTTCTTCTGCTATTCCTTTTGATTTCCATTCGTTATCGTTTTTGTATTCTTCACCTGTTTTAAGGTTAGTTATTTTTTCTATTATTTTTTCTGGTTTTATTACTTGCATTTTTCTCCTATGTTCTATCAAACTCTAGTATTGATACTGTTCCCTCAAATATGTCAGCTGTTGCTGCTTGTAATTGTAACTTATCACTCTCTTCCAATATAATTGTACCATCAGATATAGATTTTGAATTACCTGAGTTTACAGTATGCTCTGCAAACTGATAAGCTCTACCTGCAGAAGTGTCATATACAAAAGCTTTTATCTCTGTGTTACCACCGCCAACATTAGCTGTATGAATGTTTTGAATGATTGCTCTAGACTCAGATGGCACAGTATAAATATCTGTAGCATCCGTTGTAGTTAAATCAAAGTTTGCATTCTTATATCTATTAGCCATTAGTTTTCGCTTCCACTACTCATGAACCAAGTAAATCTTTGCGATTCATCTCTTAGCTCTTGTTGAAACGTAGAGTTTAGTTTTTCAATTAATCCGTCTAAATCTCTAACTAAAGAATCAGCATCTTGTTGTCTGTATTCTTGTCCAGGTCTAGTAAATACTACTGTTACTTTTGCCATTTTTTAAATTCCACATCTATTTGATTATAGTCAATCATCATATAACCATTAGAATGTTTAACTGATGCCCAAGGAACTTCATGAGCCATTGCTCCTTGATAAGTTGTTGGGTTATCTCTGTAATTAAATTTATAAATATTAATATTAGATGGTGACTTACCAATTAATTCTACATTTTCTTTTAATCTTACATCACTGAAACCTAAATCAGAACTTCTTGCATCTCTTGTTCTTGATCTATCTCCTGCTGATTTATCACTTGCTCCACTATAGTCTCTACCTCTATCGTAGCTACCTCCACCTATACTACCATCATTTCTAGTAGCATCATTTTTACGAGAGACTGCAATATTTTGTTCAGGAATTCCTTTTTTAGCTTCTTGTTTTTTTGTAATTAAACTAGCTAAATTTTGTTTCTGATTAAATATATTTTTAGCTTTATTTATATTAACAAGATTACTAAATAAATTAGTAGTTGTGCCCATATTTGGATTAAATCCTAAATTTCCTTTGTATTCTCCCGTCTCTTCTATTTCAGAAACTACATCATCTATTTGTTCATCGGATAAATTGTATTTCTCTTTTAGTGTATCTCTAATGTTTGATGTTCTTTTATCAAAAGATTCTGGAGATAATTTTGCAGCATTGTATCCAGCCATAATTCCTTCTGGTGTATTATAATTATTTGTTACAATTCTACCTATGTCATCTAACATAATACCACCACTTAATAATTCGTTTTCTAAAATACCTCTTCTATTTACAGGCATAATACCACTTAAAAATTCAACTCCTCTTTTTAAGCCTCCAATACCAGGTATGAAGTTTGCTGCTGTACCTAAGGTTTTTCCAATTCCTGTAGGTTCACCATATAAAAAACTTGAGTCTGATAATATACCTGAAGGTATACCTACTCCTGGATCATTGGGACCTCTGTAAGTACTCGCATAGGCTTGTCTCATATTATAAGGACTATAATTTTTAGAAGTTCTTACATTAGGATCGTTTGGATTTATATTGTATGGATTAAATCCACCGCCGCCACCCATTGGTTGTAATAGTTGTGGAGTAATACCAGGTATAGTTTCTTCAACTGGTTCTTCAACTGGTGTATTAGCTCTAGGTTGGAATATACCAGATATACTAGGTAATCCTTGATTTAAATATTGTTGTGCTAATTGCGCTAATGTAGCCATTATCTTCTTCCGTCTGGTTGCGTGTCTAATCTAAACGTACCAAGCTTCCAGCTTTGATTAGCAGCTGTATTGGCTATTTTCAAAGACATGGCTCTTGCTCTTGCACGTGTATCTACTTTATCAGTAGAACTGGTAATTGTAAAGGGTCCAAGTGGTGAGCTTGCTTGCGAGCTATTTGGATAGTTTCTAAGCTGTAAAGTTACTTGTGTATTTCCTGTTTGAGATAAAAAGTCAGGAATAAATCTTCTAATCTTCATAATAAATTCACCATCTCCTTGGAATGTTGCAACACCTGTTTGTTGACCTTGTCTAGATCTTTGTGCTGTAATATCAAAGTCTCCTGATTCAATGTTAGAAGCAATTACATTTATACCTGTTGCTAATGCTTCATCCGTTCCTTTTTCATGTTCAAAGTATATTGTGCTTCCTTCAGTGTTTCCTACTACATCAAACGATGAATCATCACCTGCAGTAAAACTAGTTGCGTGTGGTAAACCAAACACAGATGAATCCTGCCATGCACCTCTTGATAAAGTCCCTGTTGTCCATACCGGTCTTTGTGGTGTTGAGTCCATGTAGTTATATGTTACACATCTATTAATAACCGTTGAACTTTCCGTACAATAAAACCAAGTAATCTCACCAAATAAATTATTTAATCCAACATTAATTAATTGGTTAGCTGTTGTATTTAAATCATCAAAAACAAAATCTTCTACTAAACAAATCATAGTCTCAAGGTTACCAGAGTATTTAAAGAAACCATTTTCTGAAAACCAATATGCAGCACCATCAACTTCTAGTGCAGCGTTCTGTCCAATCAAACCACAGTTAGTTCCCACTTGTTGAAAACCAAATGTAAATGGTTGACCAATAAATCTCATAGTAAATAAAGATGTATCAGTCCAAACATAGATCGCATCTCTACCTCTAACTGCACCTACAATTTTAGATCCATCAGCAAGTCTTTGTGTACCCGCTGTGTTAACCGCCGTTGGTTGATAAGTGTTGATATCTTCTTGATTTGAAAATCTGATAAACATTTCATCTTGTGTAGATGGTGTTCCAATCGTTGTTTCTGTTCCAAAGAATACTAAGTGTCTATCGGGAGTAGATACTAACATATCACGTGACGCTGTTGGTGCACCTGATATAATTGTTGCTCTATTGGTTACAGCGTTTGTTGCATTTGAATCCCATTCAAATACTTGTGCGTTGTGAATTAGTGCAATTACTTTATCTCCAAAATTATCAATAGACCATAAACCGGGATCAACAACTAAGTCACCTGATGCTGCTTCACCCCATGCAATGTAATCAGAACTATTTAGTATAGTTGCACCATTAGAGTGTGTTGCAGCTGTTGTATTTCTAACTCCTCTTGTAACACCGGTTAAAGTATTACTACTTATACCTGTGTATGAAATTTCTTCTGATCCTATTTGTATAAAGTTTGTACCTGAAGTTGGAAATAAGGATGCATCTGTTAATACAATAGTAGTTGTAACCGCATTAATGCCACCATTTAAAGTTGTAGTTGCTTCACCTGTTACAGTTCCGCCCCAAGAAGCTAGTCCCCAACCAAAACCAGGTAATTGTTCTGCGGGTCCTACTGGATAATAATGTTGTACTCTGATACCACCAGATGTTGTAGCACCTGAGCCTGTCTCATTAGATGGCATTGTGATAGTTAAAGTGGTAGCTGTTGGCACAGATGTTACCATAAATTTTTTATCATCAAAGTCTGATGCTGAGTAATTAGAGTTTGTAATAGCTGTAAAATTATCTAAAAGAATAATATCATTTTCTTGAATGTTATGATCCGTGCTAAATGTTAAAGTGACCGAAGGTGAACCATTTGTTGTACTAAATGTATTAGTTAATGTTGTTGTAGTTTTAATTGGATGAATGTCGTAGAATACACCACCTGTGTAAGCATATAAAATTCTGTTTGTGCCTATGATTGCAAACTTGTTACCAGACTTATTAACTAAATGATGTAAAGCTCTTGCAGCTCCTGTAAGTTTAGACTCACCTAATTGTGACCAACCACCTATCTTTTCAGGTGTACCATATCTAAAACGTACGTTATCACCACCAACCCATTGTCCTTCAGCTGTGGTTTCTGTTATCTGTTTATTGAATCCAGGTTGGAATCCTATTTTTTGTAGCATATGGCTCCATTATAATACTATTTTACACCTGACGGTAGACCTAACTTAGCTCTTCCATCAAACTTGTTTTTACTAGCAAATGGGCCGTTTACATGATTATAATGTAAAAATACTTGGCCGCAAATGTTTCCATCAAAAGGCTCTCGCCAATGTTCAAGTTCACAGCCACTATATACTAACATATCTCCTACTTCAAGCAAGACTTTCTCACCTTTTGGAGCGTTGGGTTTATGTATATTTTTATACTCGTCTATCACATTATTAGATCCTGTAGGGTCTATAAATATAGGCCAAGGATCACCACCTAAATTAAGGGTAGTAGATATCTCACAGCTTGGTCTATCTTTATGTCTTTTTAATTCATCGCCTCGTTTGTATGCTCTTGCATACGAGTAAGTTGGTATTAAATCTAAGTTTGAATGTTGTTTCATTACAGGTAACATTTTCATCAATAAGGTATCCATTACAAAATCACCATAACAAGAATAGGTATTTGGTATCTGTTGATCAGTCCATGTTCCAAGGATCGGAGACTGTGAGTGTATGTTGTTTTGATACATATAACTTACTGCATCTCTTTTAAGTAAGAAGTAGTTAAATATAAAATTAGCTAAGTCATATGACAAAGCATTTTTAATAACTTGATATTTCTTTGTCTCAAACATATTATACCATAAAACATTTCTGCATAAAATTAAAGCTTACTGATATTCTTATATCATTAGACTCATTCGTATCTACGCAGTGATTTAACCAAGACGGAAACATTATTAATCTTCCTGCCTTTGGCTCATAATTATCTTCTCTCCATAATCTTCTTGGTGGTTTACCTTGTTTCATTCTAGGTCTTACCATTAATGCAACTGATCTTGGATCTTCTATTTTTAATTGACCAGAGTTTTCAGATGCTTTTACATAATACACACCTGACCATAAAGAATTTGGATGAATATGAGCTCTATTCATTCCACCTGGTGGATTAATGTTCGCCCACATATTACCTAAGAAAGGTTCGCTATCTAAATGTTCTTGATCATAAATAGTTCTTTGTGCTTCATATAACAAATCAACTAATCTTTTATATTCTGGTCTAGCATTCATGTCAGTTGTTGAATGCCAACCTTTTATATTTGTTCTAACGACACCTCTATCTTGATTAGACCAATTAATAATATCTCGTTCTAACTGTTGGTTTAATGCATCATCATTTAAATCTGCAACATAAATAGGTGTTGGAAAAACTAAATCTCTAAACATTATTTAAATGGTGTACCTCCAAACCACATTACCAAAGATTTTCTATGACCTCTAATAACTGGTTTTACTCTGTGTCTTATAAACGATGCAAAGAACACTGCGTGTCCTTGTTTTATCTTTGCAACTTTACCTTCTGACATTAATTCTAAATCTCCACCTTCAAACTCTGACTCAGGTGAAAGTAGACATGTCATAGATATTTTTCTAACTGGTGGTTCGTGAGCCATGTTCACATCATTATCAACATGCCAGTCATAGAATCCTCCTTCAGGATACTCTGTGTATTGTGCAAGTTCTGTTATTTGCATTCCATCAAAACCAAAATGATT